GCAGCACTTACACCAACATCTTTAGCTACATCAAGTGCAGATAAATCTTCTGGCTGTGCTGTTTGGTTAAAGTTTTGTTTTATATAATCTTTTGCTTTTGCAGTTGCTTCTGCTTGCTTGCCTTGTTCGCCTTCAATTTCTAAAATTGTTTTGTTAGGCAGTTCAAATTCATATATTACTTTTGACATTATAAGTTTTATAAAGAAATTCTAATTCTTGGAACATCATCATTTTGATTATTGTTTGATTGCGGTGGAGTTATATTAGGCTGTCGTATTGTTCGACCTCCTAAAAATTGTGGAAGATCACTATATCCACTAGCAATACTTATTTGTTCTTCATCTCTTAATTGTTTAAATTTTTGATCGTATTTATCTAAATACTCCCTTGTAGTAGTTTTTGCTAAGTTTTCAAGGACTGCTAAATTAGCATCAACATTTGGGCCAAGATTGCTAAGTATATCCATAGCAATCTTAACATCATTATCTGAAAGCCTTCCGCTTGGATCTATTTCTTTTGCAGTTCCATAAGCTAATTTTAAAAATATAGATTTTGCAACTGCTCGATTTTGAGATAATTTGTCTAATATATCGCTAAAACTAATTCCTGAATCTGTTTCACCCTTTTCCAATGATTCTGTTAATTTTGAATATTCAGCAGGATTATTATTTTGAAAATTATTTAAATTAATTAATCTTTCTGCACTTTGTACTTCATATCTTGCGCTATTAATAAGATTTCCTATTGATCCAGCAACAGTAAAAGCATCTCTGTTTTCATCTATGATAGATGCTAAGTCATTATAAGTATTAAGTTGGTTTTTTGTTTGTAAAAAATCATCTCCCATAATATTAAATGTAGATTCTTTTCCTTTAAATTGTGCGCTAGGTTTTTGTCCAACAGTAAATAAACCTTGTTTTTCAAATCTTTTAACAATACCTGGATCTTTTGCTAAAGCTATAGATGTAATGCTTTTTGCAACTTTTCCTGAACTATCATAAAAAGGAATTATTCGAGGCGCTCCATAAACTGATTGTTCTAACATTACTAATGTTCGATTATCTTCTGGACTTCTTAATTCAATTGGTATTTTTTCAAGCATTGTAAGTCTTTGTCTATCTCTTTCAATTTGAGTTGAATTATCTGTTGTTGTACCATATTGAGCTTTGTAAGCTGCATCTGGCCCATAAACGCCATATATTCTTTGAATATCTTCTGGCAAACTAGCAATTAATTCTTGTTTTCTTAACGCTTCTTGTCTTTGTCTATCAACTTCTGCTTGTTGTCTCATAGCTTGCGCTCTTGCCATAGCACGACCAGCAACATCTCTACCAGCAAAAGCATCGCTTAAAGCAGATAACATATATCCAATTTTTTGATTTCTGTTCATGCCATTTGCGCTTGCGCTTGTGCTTGGTTGTTGATAGTTTTCTTGATTAATAGTAGAAGGTTCTTGTTGTTGATTGCCAAGCAAGTTAAAAGCATTTGGATTATTAGGATCAAATATACTAGCCATGATTAAGCATAACTCCCATAGGGGTTAGTGCCACCTGTAGTATTGATGGCCATTAAACCCTTCACGTCTTTTTTGGAGGTGGTACTAACCCCCCTGTAAAAGCTGCCGCAGTTAAGCCTGCACCAGCAGATAAAATATCACCCAAGCCAGTTTCTTTTTGTTGTCTTTGTCCAATAACCGCAGGAGATATTTGTCCTGAAGCTGCTTGTAAAAGTCCTAACTGACGTAATGGGAAGTCAAGTTCTCTTTCAAACTCAGCTCGTTGTGCTTGTATTCTGGCTTGTTCTAACGCTCGTTGTTGTCCACCAATACCAGATAATAAACCAAGCGTACGATATTGTTCGCTTAACTCACCACCTAATAAACCAGCTTGTTGTTGCCTGGCTCTTAGTTCTAATTCTGCTTGATTAGTTGCTGCTTGTTGCCTACGAGCTGCATCAGCTTCAGCCATATTTAGTGCTTGACCAAAACCTGCTGAACGTAAGCCAGCAATTGTTTGCGCTGCTTCTTCAGCAAATGGTCTAGTAGCTTCTGATTCTATTAGAGCAGAACGACTACCACCAAATGCACCAGCTTTTATTGCTCTGGATTGCGCTTGTTGTTGCGCCATGTCTTGTCGTCTTTGAATGTCTGCTAATGCAGGCTCTAAGACTTGTTCTGTGTAAGGATCTTGATAGCGAGCTATGTCGGTATCTAGTAAAGATGCAGCTTGCAGAGTAGGTGTACCTTGTCTTGCCAAGCCAGCTAAAGCACTTCTAGGATCAAGAGCCATAGCTTGACCGAATAATCCTCTAGTTGCTCCCATAGCTTGTGCTTGGTCTGGTGTAAAACCAGCAACCATTTCACCTGTGTATGGTTGAAATCCCATGCTAGAAGCTTCTAATCCTCTAGTAGATGCTTCCGTATAAAGATCTTTTAGATAATCAGGTACTTCTGCTGTTGTTGTTGTTGCGCCTTTACTCATAATTCTTTTCTAATCATATATTCTTGTTTGTAACCAAGATGTTTAGCTTTTCTTTTCCAACCTTTACGACCACCACCATATAATCTTTTGATACCAATGGCTTTAGCAAAAGTTTCAATAGAAGTTAATATTTCTTCTATTTCTTCAAACTTACCACCACAAAACAATAAATTCATTACTTTGTGCTGTGGATAAGTAACAATTTCAGTTATAAAAGCTGATTCCTTACCTGGCCACAAATGGAAAAATCCATGTCTTATTTTATCTTCTACATCGTCTATTGTATAGGCATCTTGATGTTTTAATGCAGGCTCAATAAATTGCTTGCAATAATCCCAATGCACTTCCCATTCTTCTTTTTTAATCACCCTTTGCATATTCAATAATACTAATAACCAAATCTATATTTGCATGATTAACTTGCGCTTTGACAATCTCACCTTGCGTTAAAATAAGACCTGCATTGACTACTAATTCTTCTGTGCCATGTGCAGCTATATTATGTTGTTTAAATATAAAAAACTCGTTAGAGCTGGTATCAGTTATTGATATGTCTAAATTGGTTTGTTGGTTGCCGTGATCGCAAGCAAATATGCCTTCTATTACAGCAAAGGTAAAATCATCACCGCTTGGTGCAGTATAAATAGTTTGCTGTGTAGTTGCTGCAAAAGAGTATTTTACGTTTGTTGCTCTTTGAATATATTGCGGTTTAGCATCAAAGTCCATTATCTACGACCTCTAGGTTGTACATCCAATCTAATCTTGCCAACTTGAAAGTCTTGCGTAACATCGCCTTCTATTTTCATTTGCACTTGTCTAGCAGAAAATCTAGCATCGGTATAACCATCAGCGTTAAAAGAAAAACTACCAAAGTCTGTTTCTGCGCCTAATGGTGTAAAACGACCAGTAAAACTTAAGGTTATTGCTGGCAAACTTGTAGTTTCTTCGTCAGGTAAGATTTGATTTACTTGAGCCACTTTGTCGCCATTACTTATTTCCAATGGGCCTGTAAGACAAAAAGGTTTTCTTGTGCCTAATCCTGGTGAATTAAACAAAGCTCTTTTATCATGTTCATAAACAAAACCACCAGAATCACAAGCGATTGGATTATCAAAGACACCTTGATCTATCCAGCAACCTCTATCAAGTTCACCAATAGACCAAACATTATCTAAGTAATTCCAAATAATATATTTATTTGGCGATAGTTGGTCTGTATCACCAACAGGGAAAAACCACCAAATCTCATTGTAATCAATGTTATGTGCGCCAAAGGTAGCTTGTTGCGTTCTTTGTTGTAAGTTGTCAAAGATAAAATCATGTACATCTGATTTAAGTTCTCTAACTCTGCCATCGTAAGTAAAGAAAGAGTTTTCACTTATCCAGGATAAAAAGTTACCAGAAGATATAATTGATCTTGGACTGATTGCCTTACAATTTACACCAGCATCTTGTATGCCATAAACAAAAGGACTACCAACGTAGTACATCTTGTTTATACCAACATCGGTAAAAATAATAATATCGTTACCATACTTGACTGCGTAATTAGCTTGACCACCAGTAGGTATTTGTAAATCACCAGCAGTATTCCTAGCAGAAGATGTCCAATTTGTATTATCTTCTCTATCAGACCAAGCTATCTTACGAGGATCACCACCAGAACCGATTGCTACTAAATGTCTTTCATTAGTAACGATAACTGCTTGACAGCCAGTTGGTGCGTTAGTTACTGCGGTAGCTATGGTATCTGGACTACCACTACCAGCATCAGGTCGCCATTGATATATCTTGCCATCACCTGCAAAACAAAAAATTAAATGTTCTCCCCAGTTATCAAAAGAAAAACTTTTGGTATCAAACTGTATGCCTGATTGACTTCTCGCATCTCCCCAATCTTCTACGCCATAGTGATATGCACCATAGCCAGTTGAAGTAATAACGTCATCACCAACAAAACCAGAAGGTGTAATGTCATACCAAGTGCCATTATAAAAAACATTTACTCCAGCTCTAGTGCCAATAGCTAAGACTTCTTCACCATCATTGGTTTTGTAAGAATACATACCTATTGGAACTGCTGGTTGAATAACTCTTGAAGCAGATGAGGTTGTTGCAGATGTACCAGTACCAGTTGTAGCGACAGTAAATGTCGTGGTTGAAGGCACAGTTGCTACTGTAAAAGTAGTGTTGATTTGATTGGCAGTAATGCCGCCTGTAGCTGCAAAATCTTCTAAAACAACTGTATCGCCAACAAGTAAGTTATGCACAGCAGTTGTAGTTACAGTTATGTTTGCGCTTGATGAAGCAGTTGTAACTGTGCCACTAAAAAAAGTACCGATTGGATTTTGTCTAAAAAATGTCCAACCACCTAAAGGTTTTAAATAACCATTTTCAAAACGCACTAAGTCGCCATCGACAAAACGACCTTTGTTGGCATAGTCTGTGCCATTTTTTATTATTCCTGCTGGGGGTGTTATTTGTACTAACGCCATGACTTATCTCTAAAGTTAAGCCGTTCTTTTCCACATATAAACGACTATATAAGGTTGAATTGTACTTATTGTAATACTTGGGTTCGTAGTTGGATTTGCAGTATAAAAATCACCTGTATCTGGATCGCCAGAGAAATCACTTGCTGCACCAGAAGAATTAAAACTACCGCTTGTAAAACTTGAAGAAAAATCTATACCAGAACTAGCACCAGATCTTGTACCATCAAACCATTGATGAACATGATTAGGTAAAGTTGTTGAAGCAGTTTTACCACCGCCTGTTTCTTCAACAGTATCAAAATCTGTATCAGAAGAATCTATACCTACAGGTACTTTACCAGCGCCAAAAGCTGCCCATGTACCAAAACCCAATAAAGTTCCAGGATTGGTATTTACCGCAGCATTTATATAAATTGAGCCTACTGGATATATTTTGTCAAAAATATCTGTGCCATTTATTTGTACTTCTCCACCTGTGGTGTTGATGTTTCCAGAAGCAGTTACAGTTGTTGCTGCAACTGTAGAAGCAGAACTAGCACCAATAGCTGTGCCATCTATTGCACCACCATTAATATCTACTGTAGTTAAAGTAGAAGTACCAGCACAAGTAATACTAGCTAATGTTGCTGTGCTAGAAGAACTAAGTGTAGTGAAAGCTCCTGTAGAGGCCGTGCTTGCACCAATCGTGGTGTTGTCAATCGCACCGCCCTCACAATCAATCGTGCCATTTATATCTAAAGTACCACCAACTGTAAGAGTTTTGCCAGAACCTACGTTAAGGCCTACTGACGTACCATTACCAGCACCATTAAAAATACCATCAACAGCATCAAGATTTGTATTGATCTTGCCACCCCACGTATTCGTACTTGCGCCTACTTCTGGTTTAACTAATGATAAATTGGTCGTATTTGTATCTGCCATAATTAGAAATTATATATTATTTTAACCACCTATAGTTTTTGTTTGTACTACAGGATTTACTAATTCGTCAATCTGAGCATCAAGATTAGATTTCATTTCTGCAACCTTATCTGCACCCATAGCAGCTTCAACCCAACCTTGTACATCACTTGCAGTTAAATCTGCAAAAGCTGTAAAGTCTGATAAGTCAGAAGTATCTAAAGATTGCGTACCATATACTGAAGCAGTAGCGGGTATATTTCCAGCTACAGGATCAGAAATAGTATTAGTATCATCTTCTGCATTTAGTCGCCAATGTACGTTAAAAACAGTATCAGCGTTGCTGTCTATTTCTTTAACATCTACAGTTTTAACATCCCATGTATAGTTAATTGCCATTTTTTACCTCGTTAATTTGTTGTTGTAAATCTTCTATGATGTCTTGTTGCTCTTGGATGGCTTTTGTTAAAACAGCAGTTAAAGCTGAGTAATTCATAGACATCCCATTTTCTAAACCCTCTGGAGATTCTAAAGGTTCGTTTATAATTTCATTTATTATAGGCTGTACTTCTTGAGCAATAAAACCAATGTCATTTTCTTGTGAATCTTTCCATTTAAAATTTCTAGGTTTTAATGCTTTAACAGTATCTAAACCATAAGATATATCTTCTATATTTTCCTTAAATTTTTCATCAGAAACACTAGATCCACCAGATGAATTTATTTGAAATTTAAGAGTTCCACCAACATAAAATTCCCATTGAGTTCCATTAACTCCGATGTAACTTGTACCGCCTGTATTTGTCCATGCTTCATATAAATTAGGGCCATTACCTTGTTTTTGAAATTGAGTACCACCAGATGCAGCATTAAGATGAAAGAAATATCCTGGCGCACTTGTGCCAATACCAATTTTTCCAGCAGAATCAATTCTCATTCTTTCTGAACCGTCGTTTGTATGAAAAGACAAATAATTAGAACTATGGTCATATTGAACAGAACCTGGGTATCTTGCTGTTCCAGAAGTGCCGTCTGCAAAAGCGAA